ATCTAAAAGTTTTTGCCTGAGAGATGGTTCGATAGTGTTAAATATATTGGGATTATCGACCATCATCATGGCGAACTGCTCGGCTCCAATCTCCTGAGCGAGTTTATTGGCATCCATGCCTACGCTGATTGACTGGTCACCGCTTTGGATAGAATCGTAACCATCTGAAATCTTTTTGGCATCTGCATTTAATTGAATCGAATCAATCGGTGAACCGGCGGAATCAGTTGTAAATGCAAACTCGAATGATTTCTCTCCTGGCTTTGCCTCGTACTGCTCTAAAATCTTTCGGGCAAAGAGTGGATCATCCTTAATGCCTTGAGTAATAAAATGGTGGCCGAGTTCATGGGTAAGAATATCCATTGCCTCTTTCGAACTTCTGCCAGCATTACCATCTTGATTTACATAAATGGTATTATCGCCCATATCGTAATGAGCATTAGGTGCTTGGCGGAGGTTTGGATCGTCTTGACGAAGGAAGTCTAAATAAGTCTTTTTATCTAAGAATGCTAATTTAGGCGCACGAATGCCCGCCTCCTCCACTGTGGCAAATGCCAATCGTGCTTCGGGGGATAATTTTCTAAATTCTTTAATCTGGTCATCTGCCAGCTTGGCATTAAGAAAGTTTATACTCGATTGATCCCTAGCCGCCTGACTCTTTCCGCCCTTCATACCAGGTTGGCCGAATGGTAGTGAGCCGCCCATCAGCGTACCCGAACCAACTGCCGCGCCAACGCCTTCTGCGCCTTCTCCCGATATATATGCCAATGCTCCGTTTAATACTCCTACGGATGCACCATTAACGAGTGAATTAAATGCTAAGTCGGTTAGCTTGGAAGCACCGCCAGCATGAGCCATAAGGGCGAGCTTACGAAGTCTTGGTGAATCCGCAGTAGTTGCCAATCGTTGAAGAAATCTTTTCTGTCCGCCTTTTGATGATAGAGCAGATAAAGTTCTTTCTACCCCCCTACCCGTCTTATTGGCTAAAAATCCTAATATCTCGGCAGATGTTAATATACCGAGACCAGGGACCATGCCTTGAGTTGCGGCTCCGATCTGTGCAGTTGCCGCTACAGCACCGGCAGTTTTTGGGTCAAGTTTAGGTATAAGTTTAGTGGCTAAATTTCTTGGTAATGCGGCAACTTTTGAAACTGCTTCTCCAGTTCTGCCCACTCCACCGGCAATCTTTGAACCGACAAATGCCGATCCTTTAATCGCTTTTCTTGTTCCCGATGCGGCAAGTTTAGCTGGAATCGATGCGACTTCGGATGCCTTGTCTAATCCTTTGGCTACCTTCTTTGCACCTTTAGCTACCTTCTCAGCACCTCGGCTTGTCTTCGCCATCGCTTTAGATAACTGCACAAGCCTAGGAGACCGAGCGGCGAATGCTCCCGCCTTTGCTCCTTTTGAAATTCCTTTTGCCCCTACTGCAACTGCCTTTGCTCCGAGAGATCCACCCTTGGCGATTAATCCGGCGGCTGGTACAAGTAAAGTAGGATCGACAAAGTTTGCCCCAAAGCTGACAAAGTCCCTACCCTCTTCATCGTAGGTTTCGAGCATGGCCGGACGGACTTCTTGATTATAAAGGAAGTTATCCTTGTATCTTTGATACTCTCTTTGCATCTCGGTTTCATCGGAATAGAAATTATCCATCGCCGCACCGCCTAAAGTTTCTGCGAATCTACCAAAATCATTAATTCCTACTTGGAATACTCCGCCTACTTCGCTGGCTCCCACATCGCCGGAAAAGAGTTCGCTTATTGCCTTTGAACCTTCCGATGCCAATGCACCCGCACCGGTCATAAAGGATTCTGTGAAAGCGGCGGTCTTATCACCCAATGATCGACTATCCTCGACCTTCCTCCTTTCAACATATTCTTCAAACGATTCAGGAGTTCTTGCTAGTTCTTCGTCTAATACTCGAAGTTCTGCTTCCGCTTGAGCCTGAGTCATAGGTATACCATCATCCTCGGGAAGTCCGAGTTCCACATTTAATTGTCTTAACTCGGCGAGTGCTTGTTCTTCGGTAAGCATTATAAACCCGCCCTTTTACTGCGTAATTGTCTTTTCTTTTCTAACTCATCGATAGTAGCTTGAGAGGCTGGAGCGGATGGGTCATTTGAATTTCCACCAAAGGCATCCCTTTCAATGCTTTGAATTGATATTGGTGCAAATTGATAACCTTTAAGGGTACCATTTTTATTGAAGTATCTTGCTTGAGATTGCTTCTCTTTCATCGCACTTTCAATTGACTTAATTAGCCTGTCTACTCGTTTTTTATTTTCCGTTTCATCAAGCCTTGGGTTGTATGCTCTGCTAATTAAACGCTGTCCCTCTTTTTCGGTAAACTGAGCGCCAAGAACTAAACGGAGGTTTCTTTGTACAACTTCTTCAACTGCTTCTTTTACTTCAGATGCTTGAGGATTTATAATGTCATTAAATGAATCGGGCATTATGCCCACCATTACACCCGTTAGATTTTCGGGTTCTATTGCGTTTCCGTCTTTATCTTTCGCTGTTCCGCCCAATCTATCAGAAGCCTCTCGAAGCTGAGTAAGCCCTTTTTCAATATCTGCGGGGTTAAATTCTATAATACTTTTTGCAAACTCTCGATCAATTGTCTCCTCTCCGACCGTAAGAGATGGTTTCTCAAGCTCTCTCAAGGCTTTTAGCTCTGTTGGTGAATAGGGTTTAGGAGTCTGCACGGCAATCTGCGAATCCAGCTTCTGCGCCATTGGCAACGCTTCAGACACTGGCTGACCCGCTCCCACTACTTGCCTCATAAAATTCTTAGCCTCTTGACTTATAAGCATATCTTCGGCTGGAGATGGTCCGGGTATCATTCGAGCGGGTGGAGTTGCTCCCTTGCCAGCTTGTAAATTACGAAGTACGGAATTTCTGTCAGGACCGGATGGGTCAACCATTGGTTTACCGGGTTGGCCAAGAAAACGATTAAAATTTTCTTCCCTCTGCCGATCCGCAATCTTCCGATCATCAGCCGCAATCGTTCGGTTAAAGAGTTCGTTTGCTTGCTGTGCTTTCTGCTGATCCATTGCCATCTGTCCAAACTTCATCGCATCGGATACGAGCTTGGGATCTTTCGAAATATCCTTTGCTACCGCCTTTGCCTCTTCAATGCTTTCAATCCCTAAGTTTGAGAATATCGGATTATCGGGGTTTGATTCGTATTGACGGAGAAATAAATCCTCGGACCGTTGTTGCTGTTCCTTCTTCTCTTTTCCCTCTCGAAACTTTTCTATGGTCGATCCGATTGTCTTCCCAAGATTCGCAAACATCTGCCCATAAGCCTGTCCGGCCTGTTGGATTCCACTGTTATCGACCCGCATCAAAGACGAGCCGTAATTACTGTTAAAAAATGGTTGTGCCATAGTATTTATCCTTGTCCGGGTTTGGGTTTAAATACATTCGGATTGCCTAAATATCCACCTAGTGCTGTACCAGCCAAAGAAGCAATGCCACTAAATAATCCGGCATTCTGAGTAGCATTTGCACCGAGTTGCGTATTATAAGCAGACATTTCATTAGCGGCATTGTTCTGTATGTACCCTAACGGGGCCGAGGGATTTAAGTAATTAAAACCCGGCTGAAAGCCCGCTGATGTTTGACCTAATACCCCCTGAGCTTGTTGCAAAGGATTACCTCCTGACCGCCCAAGGATTGCTTGGAACGGGTCTAGCTGATTCGATTTTTCCTGTGCGATTTCTGCCTGACGAAGTGCGGCTTCCTGTCCGAGAACCGACTGTGCAAATGCACGATTTTGCATTTTCCTCTGATTTGATTCTCCGACTAATGCTTCGGCTTCACGGATGCCCGCATTTTGATCAAAAGTCCGACCCATCATCGTACTCTGTGCCTTAAAGCTGTCCTGAACTCTTTGCCTTTCTCGATCCGTTAATCCTCCCCCAAGGGCTTCGGTTGCCTGACTAGCAAGCATCGAGCGAAGCCCCGGGCCAGTAGGCTGTGCAGTCGGCTGGGGAGTTGCTCCGGCATTCCCACTCATCGCATTTAGAAATACATCATTGGCACCGCCGATTTCCCCTATTGTCCTCGGGGTGTTTGGGTCGCGGAATTGATCCATAATGTCTTTATACTGTCCGGCAAACCGTGATACATCGTTTAGGTCACTGGTTCTTTGGCGAGATATATTTGCTCGTCCAACATCTTCCGCAAATGCTGAAAGTCCTAAAAACTGACCATCCGTTGTGTAGCCGGCAGACCGCCCTAAAGATCCAAAAGTTTCGGGCAATTCTTTACCTTCAGCTTTACCGAATTCTTCATAGTCACTTTGTCCAAACTCTTCGATCGTGCGGGTGTCACCTTTTGCTTTTGCCATTTCGAATGAGCGAAGGACATCGCTATTTTGCCTTACATATTGCTCGTAATCGGGTCGCATTCCCTGAAGTTCACGCTTGTCTCCGAGAAGGTCGATTAAACCCTCGCTTGTTTTTTCGGACTCGCCCTCTTGGTATGGCCTCCCAGTCTGTGGATTTTCGGTTACAAAAGTAGTGGTGTACTGAGGGTCACCGGAAATGGACTGAACAGCCTGAACATCCTTATAATTATCCTCCCCAAAAAGATTCTTAAATTTTTCCTCATTAAGTGTTCCGAACAGAGATAGCATTTCGATTGCATCAAGCTCATTTACCCCGATGCTTGGATATGATTTTTCTAAAACATCTCGCATCGGTTTTGTAATAAATGTACCGCTCAATAGTTCTTCCACCACAAGTTTAGCTTGTTGCTTATCGCTTGCACTAGGGTCGATGACTAACTCTTGCTTTCGAATCCCAAATTTACCCAAATCTGCCTTAGATAAATTAGAGCCTTTAGCGTCAATATCCGCTTGCGTAATCGCCTCGGCTTTCGTTCGACTTTCACCGCCTAAAAGTTGTCTCCGCTGAACATCCGTATCCGCTTGGGCGGTAGCTAATCGAAGGGCTGTATCGTATGGGAGCATTCCTAGAAGGCCGCCAGTACCCGCAAAGTTATCTGTCCCCCGAAGTAAATTTAACTGAGTCTCTATTCCCTGTGCGGTGGCTTCGCCGTAAGTTGGCATAAAAGGTCGATTTTCTGATCCACTATTCATTTAACTTTTCTCCTGTTTATTCTTTTAAAATCGTAAAATTTAACTGGTTTACTTTTCAGTTCCCTCATCCACCCAACAAAGGGAAGAGGATGAGGAATTTTATTGATGAAGTCTCGAACCGATCCTTTTCCGTATGCGAAGGTTACGAACCAGGCATCGGGATTTTTTACATTCCACTGCTCACCGGGATGGGTGTCAGATTTACTATTTACTGCTTTGCCGAGTAATATGGAATCCGGTGCGATAAATACATATCCGCCTAACGATGCATGACGGCCTATTTCCTCAAAAAGACTCTGTCCGATTTGCTCGTAAAATTTAGCCGCTTTTTCTAAGATTGTCATTCTGATATTATGTAATCCTCAGCATCTGTTACACTGACTGCCGAGCCGAGATTTACCCTCACCCAGTTCGTTCCATTGTCCACCGCTATGCATGGCAAACTCCCCCCATCCCCATTCGTTACAAATACCAGCCTCCCCACCGTTCCGTTTGCTGGCAGATTCGCCACGGCGAAGTTTTCGAGGGTTATAGAAGTCTCCGAAATAGTGGGGACTACTACGGTTGGATTTCCGAGTTCGTTTAGATTCGAGGCGGACAATTCGACACCCGTTGCCATCGTTGTTCCCGGGGTGACTGTACAGTTTATTGCCATTATGCAACCTCATGTCTGCCCATTAATCCTGTTTTAATTCCCTCGACTGAAACATGGCGAATCTCGGGAGATCCAGCGGTTACATCGACCTCAATACCACAGGCAAATCCCCTCGCCCGACCACTACCAAAACGGATCAACTTCTCCTCTTCCGAGCCTGAATAACTTTCTGTGTGGACCGTATTTGTTCGGTCGGGATCAGTGGTATTATATTTAATTGTAAATGCATCCCCGTTGTTTACCTTCACCCCGAGCTGTCCCCTCTTCCATGATTTAACATTCATATCACCGAGGGTAAATGATCGGGTCTTGAGCTTGGCAGAAATGGCGGTGGAGGTAGTTGTACCGCTTCCTATTGTGCCAGTGATGTCAGTGGCCGCCTCTTCAACTAAATGCCATCCTTTATCATTACAGGCGAATAATCTCCGCTTGGTGGGATTCGTTCCATGATCAATGATTACAAAGTCATCAATGGCAAATCCGCTGGGGAAACTATCGATGCTTGAAAAATTATTCTGCAAAATATCGAAGACGATACACTTATCATTTGTGGTTGATGTGGGAGTGCCGGGATATGCTAAATAATATTTATTGTCGAAAGTTACTCCGACTGCCTTATCCGCATTTGCAAAGTTTGCCTGGTCAATTTGGTCTTGTATCGGGCGAGTCATTGGGACTGCTTCCCCGCTTACTTTCGCCACGCTGATTCCGAGTCCTTTGGCGGCATCCAAACCTTGTTGCAGTACCATCACCCCATCATCGGAAAGAAAATAGATTTGCGGTCCGCTGGCCGCCACCGATTTGCGGGCAACGCATCCGAATTGTCGGGTAATCTCAAATGTGGCGGCGGATGAAGTGAGAGCGATGTTATTAATTAAAAATATGGAATTCCTCTGAAATATTATTGCCTGGTTTTCGAGGTAAGAAGTGATCGCCACAATTCCTCCACTCGCTGATCCTTTTGATAATCTGAACTGACTCGTTGATTCCTTATAATTATCAGTATCCAAGATTTCGGATGCTAGAACGGTAAACGGTGAATCGGCGGGTTGTGGTATTAATAAGCGATTCGCAAAGAACACTCCGAAGGTTGTATTCGGACAAGCAATATTTCCCGCCCCCGGAGAACCATTGGCTTTAACCGTGAATGCCGTGGGGCTGGTATAATCGCCATTCCATTCTAAAGGTGTTTTTGATGGTCCTCTAAACAAAATCAGTTTCTCTGCGGCTTGTACGAATGAGGGATTATCTCCCGCCGCAACCACTTCCCCGCCAGGATATGCAATGTCGATCCCACTGTTATTCTGATCGTTCCAAATGATTACTTTATTCTTTGTGGCAACTGCAATAAATTCAGCATTGGTTGCTGGGTCGCTGAATAAAATCGAAGTAAATACCTTGTCCGTCCCATACGATAAAGTGACTGAACCGGCTTTAAATTCGATCCCTTTTCTGACCTTGGCCGTGTCTCCTTCCAGTCTCATGTTCTGCGAATCCTCCACGAAACCCGGCTCAAGTGTGGACGGTTCGAGATACGAATTCATTCCGATAAATCCTCGGTCCCCCTCCTCGGTAGTCGGGTCGTCAAGTTTGCCGAATGAACGATACCGACTCACTTCTTTTTTACCTCCTGGTAAATCTTTACCGCCATATAAATAATCGTCATTCCACCGGCAACTATACCGATCACCTCATGGAAAGATCCGCTTATGCTTGCCAACGAACCGCCAAACCCAGCTAGTGCAGTTCTGTCCATCAGAACAGGCAGTCGAGGATTATAATGCCAATAATAAGGCCGACAAATACGGTTATCATTTTACCCTTTTTTGAAAGCGATAAAAATTTCTCTTTTAACAATTCAAGATTTTTCATTTCGTGAGGGAGGTTTGACGGGGAATGGTGCGCGGGTCATGTGTTTTTCTGCTTCTGTTTTTGAACAGTTTTGGGCTGTCCGTTTGGCGATAAAAATAGGTATGGCCAAATACCCTCCGAGCAGAATTGCCGCCCCGATAAGGATTTTCTTTATATACGAGGTGAAACTTTCAAAGCCTGTCTTATGCTCGGCGAGGCCGTTCGCAACAATGGCAGAGACATCTCCGTGACTTAAACTTTCGATAGTTTCTTCGGCCTCGATTAAAGCGTCCTTGTTTTTTAAGGCTTCTCCCGCAAGGACACCCGCACCGGCAGAAAGTCCGCCAACCAATGGACCTCCTGTAAGCGTTCCGGCACTTCCGCCAATCACCCCGCCGATTGTTGGGTAAGTGGATCGAAGGGAACATCCGGTAAGGCATAAAACTAATACTATTATGGCGGTGTAAATCATTCGCCAGGAGGATTAGGGTCAGACCATTCGTCCGTTGCTAAGATGGTAAGTATTTCGGAATGCGTGTATTGCGTTTTCCCTTCTAAAAATGAAGGTGTTGTGTCGCTATCAAATTTAAGAAAAGTTTTCGTGCCATCGAGTGAGTATCGAAGTGTATTTTCTGAAATCTCTTGGACTTTTGAGAAATCTACTGAATCAACTTCATTCGAATTTATTATAACATATTTCATTAGCTTATTGTTGTGCTGTAAGTTGCATTACTGCCTGTGATATTTGCGCCACTTCCGCCTGAACCGCTAACGGTCGATGCGTTCACTACAGTTCCTATCACATCAGTATTACCTGGAGTGCCACCACCTGAATCAGTATCTCCCGAAGAATCTCCCATTCTATACCAAGCAACCAAATTATTGGATACACTGTTTAAATTAACAGCATCACTAGTCGAATAACTATTGTAAATGCTACTTACATCCGAAGCGGTTAAAACACTGTTCCAAATGCCTAGCTCGTCAATATGACCATTATAGTGTTCTGTTCCTCCATAACTTGAGCGACCAAATAAATGACCCCCGTAAGAGGAATATGTGATTAAAGTAAAATCATCGACTGTTGAATCGAGTGCGCCGTTTACATACACTTTTGCGACCACACTAGATCCAGTCCCGCTTACTGTAAGCACTCCGTGATACCATGTTGAATTGCTTAGAACTTGTCCTGAGTTATCATAACCTCTGCCGTGAGCATTAAATGTTAACCTATTCGTGTCGTTAAAACCAAACGCTCTGTATTTACCACTAGATGCCTCACCCCAAGAAACCAAAGCACTCCAACTAACTCCACTGCCACGATTAAACCAACACGCAATAGAAAAATCAGTTTGTAAACTTAATGAAGAATCATTTGCTGATAAGCTGTCATCTGTGCCATCGAAAAAAGCTGACAGGCTATTACTAATTTCTGGGTATCGAGCTTCATCGCTTTCATAGGTGCGCCAATTTGAACCATCGGAAATTATGTAAGTTTTTGTGTCTGTTTCAAAGTAAGCATCCCCAGCCGATGGTGAACTTGGACGGGTCGATGATGTGATTGATGGTATTGTCGTAGGCATAATTAAGAGTCGTTGTTAAAAATTAACCAAGTGCCGTCATCGGCATAGATATAAAAGTCATAAGTATCTGTACCGAAAGCGATATTGACTTCGTCTGTCGGATTAGTCGGAGTGCTTGCTAAAATGTTTGCTTGAGTGTTTCGTGTTGTGACATTAAATGTGGCAATTGAATTTAGAAATGTTCCACTTAGATTGGCGGTTGAAAATCCGCTGGATGCTAAAGTAACACCTGTCACTCCACTGTTCGTTGAGGCTGGGTTAGTAAGGGTGAATGTAATTACTGTAGATGAACCTGTTGGTACGCTTTGACCACTCGCTACTGTAAGAACTAATGTACCGCTCGACTGAGTCCATACTCCACTTGATCCAAATATTGCCGCATTTGTACCTCCAACCGTCAAAGATGCACTGTCAGATGTTTGTGACCCTGTGAGTCCACTTATGGTAAGTGTGCCAGTAGCGCCTATAGCGGCTGAAGGATTAAGCGTAAGGGTTAAAGTATTTGTTGTCCCTTGCGCTGTCTGTCCATTGACCAAAGTAGCACTGTCAAAAGTTTCAAGTGGTACAGTTGGACTAGCTACCACTCCCAAACTAAATGTCGGAAGAACAAACATTTTTAGGATGCGGTATCTCCGGCTAAAACGAAAACATTGTCAGCGTAACTAACTAAACTAGCGACTCCGAACTGACCGTTTATTTTAGTATGGGATTGTCTGTTGTTTATTGTAGTCCCCGATGCAGAAAATGTAACTTGACCCGCACCCTTTTGTACGAATGAGCAATTAAATCCAGCACCCAATCCGCTTGGTACAGTAACTGTAACTGCTGACCCATTATTGAGAACAACAACTTTTCCATTATCTCCAACTAATAAAGTGTATGCAGTCCCTGTTTGGTCATTAATACTTGCGTCAAAATCTTCTAGTTTATTGCCGCCTAAATCGACCGTACCACTGGAAACCGCAATTATATTTGTGTCCGCTGTGCCAACCGTTTTTGTTGCCGCTGTTCCGAGTCCTAAATTTGTTCTCGCATCGGAAGCACTACTTGCACCCGTTCCGCCGTCTGCGATGGCCAAGTCAGTTATGCCCGCAATGCTTCCACCGGTTATGGCGGCACTTGCATTAGTGGCGGCTAAAAGATTGGCAACGGTGACTTTTTTAGTCGTGGCCGTTCCGCTGACATCCACCATTGGTAAGACATCGGTTGTCGCCGGGGCGGTCCCGAGGGCTGAGAGTTGTGATATTTTTTTATTAGCGATTTTAAGTTCCTCCGTTGAAGTTTAAAAAGTTATGCCTGAAATAAAAGGCGATGCAGAGTTAAACTGACCAGCTTGGAATGCCCAATAATAACCCGCAAATATTGATTGCCCCGAGTTAGCTCCTATTGTGGATAAATCTATCGTAGCTGATGTTGTACTTGGTCCGTAATCTACATTGTGGATTATAGACGGAGAGCTAGTTGTAAACAGAGCTAAGCGATAACCAACTGCCCCCGACACAATGTTCCAATTGAATACGGCGATTGAGCCTGTAACCGTGACATTTAAACTGTTGTCCGAATTGGTGAAAAATTGCGAAGTTCCAGCCGGTTCAAAAGCTAATCTATCCACTCCACTTTCCGTAATGATATAAGCCCCGTCCTCGGCCATGATGACTCCATCAATGACCGGTCCGACAATTGAATCGCCGTCCGTGTCACCGATAAAAAGTCCTACTCCGAGCTGGGGCATCAGATTTATTCCTTGTAAAGCAATGCGGCTCCCTGCGAGAGCGAAATTAGCTGGCAAGGACCATACAGTACCTGGCCTTGCCCGAAGACAGTTCCGTCCGAAATAAGTGCGGATGAGTTTTCCATTTTACCGGTATAAGCCGAGACTACTGAGTCCTCAGTAAATTGAATAGATGTGAAATTTCCCGTGTGGCTGGCAGTATCATTAATGTATTTTGATCCACCGGCTCCCATCGAGTTTAAGATATTTATTCCTGATAATCCCATAATTATATTGTTGTTAAAATGTTTACCCCGAAATTATAGCTCGGGTATGTATTAATTGTGATTTTGTTTTGTGCCTCCAACCGCTCTACCCGATCCATTTCTTGTAAGAGTGCTTCTTCAGCTAGTGCTTCTTGTTGGATTGATTTTTCCAACTGGCCGTCCTCTTTGTAGAACGAGGCTACACAAGCGAGTAAAAGGTATCGTTCAAGAAATCTTGGCAGTGTCGTAGTACCGGTTCCGTAATCGCTCGGAGTGACCTGGTTACCCATGACGAAAACAGAAGATTGAGACGAATTGGCGGGTAATATTAAATACCCGTTTATTAGATGGTAAGTCAGTTTGATTGCCTGTCTGTCGGTAAGAGGATTTTTATCAAATACCGCAAACACATCCATGAAGTCCGAGTCATTGTCTATCTGTACCGCTTTGTCCGCCGCTATGGGTGAGGTAACTGCGGCCACGGTCTTTTCCTTCAGCGACATTAGCTCGGGCCATCTTGCCCGTGTCCATGCCGCCTTGACCCTGTCGTTTAATGAATTTTGAAAAGCTGTTTCTTCGACCGATAATAAAGAATCCACCCCAATAGCCGAGGTAAATCGATTCTTTAATTCGTTATAAGTGACAGTTCTCAAGATCCGATTACCGTTTCAGGATTGGCTTTTGCGAAATCCCGGCGATATTCTGAATCAGACATCGAGCCAGGTGATTGAATCTCATGTCTCAAAAAGGTAGTTGCATCGATTGCAGATACTAAGCGGAAATCTTTTCCTCCACCAAGTTTCTCGGCATTCTTTCGGGCGGCAATTGCTCGCTTACCATACCCAGCTTTTTCACGCTCGGCATCCCGTTCAACTTTTTTAGATAAGTAGTGGGCCATCTCTTCGCCCGACATTCCACCACTTCTTTTCCCGCCTTTTACTATTATATTGAGACTCATATTTTTAAAAGAAAAGGGAGGCCGGCCACTACCTACCGGCCTCCCATGTTCTGCAATGAATAACTAACAATAACCAAACTAAACTATACTTCCGAGTGCGCGGGGATTGCTGACCCTCAAAGTCAACATCGCTTCCGAGAAAGCTCTCTTTCCAGCACCATTATCAGGAAGATCTTGAATTGTGATACCTTCCAAGAATTTCAAGCTAACAGTGTCATCACCTGGTATTAAGTAACCGCGATCTGTGTTAACTGTACCCTCAACTGTATCAGTACCACTTGCAGACCCATCCACGCGCCCTAAAAATAGGTCCGGTATGATGTTTATCGTAGAGTAGTCAGATACATAAGTAAGGATTGAACGAACAAGAGTTTTACCACTTACATCTTGATCAAAGCTAAAGTTACCATCAGTAACTGTTGAACGAGTGTAATCAGTAATTTTGTTCATTACTGCTGGTCCGCAGAAAAGGTTGTATGTACCTTTAGATCCGGCGGCAGTGTAAACAGCTTGAAGGAGTCCACGGAATGCGGATTCAGTCAAACTTGCAAGACTTACACGGGAACCACTTACTGCACGAAATGCTTGTTTAGCACTTGTATCAAAAGTATTTCCGGTCGCACTCGGATCACTCCAAATCCCGAGACCACACATCTTAGCGGCGGCAGAACTTGATCCAACGGATTGGTCGTTACCTGACCCAATGCCAGTCTCGATTGAGCGTTTTAACTGCAATAAACTCTTAGCCTGTGAACTGGCAAAGAGTGACCCGCCAGGAGCCACATCGACCATCTCAGCTTGCCTTGAAACGGCAAACAAATCGCGGTAGGTTTGAACCCGATTGCCTAATCTTTCACGAGTGTCGATTAAGTTAGCAAAAGTACTTCCACCAGCAGAGAGTGACAAATCGACTCCATCAATAGTTCCACCGATTTCAGGATTCGCAAGCGAGTCAACCAACCACTCATTAAGAGTTGCCTTTGGTGCGGCGGATTGGGAAAGCGTAGAATACAGAGGTGTTTCTGTCGGTTCTACAGTTTTTAATACATTTTCTAAATTAGTTTGAGCGCCTTTATTGGCGGTCACATTATACGAAGTTGCCAAAGCCATTTTTGTAATTCCTTATTTTAAGATTTTTAAATTTTTTTAGTCCGCAAGAAATGCGGCGAGATCGTTGGCCGAGAGGATTTTACGCTCCAAAATCTTTTGTTTATTTGCAGTCTTTCGAGATGCTGAGGTTTGTACCGGTGGGGATGAATCACCCATCGTTGGGGGAGGTGCTTTGGCTACCCTTTTGGCTTTAGGTTTGGCCGTCTTGGCCGCCTGGTCATGCTTAATTGCTTCAACCCCTCTTACGAGTGTTGCGGCAATAAAATCGCCATTAGGTAGGGATTTGAGAATGTCTGCATACTGACTTTTTATCTGACCTAAAACGGATCTCCGTTCTTCGGCTTGGTCGGTATCGACTGTTTCTGAAATCCACGGATGAGTCTTAATCGTATCCTGTTGCCACTGAGCCGCTGACTGGAGATATTGCGCCCTTTCGGGTATTTTCTCTGTCAGGTAATCTTCCGCTTGTGTGAGAATATTTCTGATATCCTCATCGGCATATTCCTTCCCATCGACTTCGATAAAATCTTTTCCGATGTGTTGGAGTGACCAACGCTTGGCGGCAAGAGCCTCCTTTCGTAAGGTTTCCAATGACTCAAAGTCATTTACTTCTTCAAGGGCGGGCTGACTGGATTCCGATTGCGTTTGAGGGTTGGATTTTAATGATGCAATTTCTGATTTAAGTGTTTCGACTAACTCTTCGCTAGATTTACTGCGAGCGGTCAAGCGGTTCACCTGTTTCAGAAGTTTACCAACAGCTTTAGACTGTGGCTCATTGTCCCCCGATTCTTCAGTGGACTCCTCCTCTTCTGCTATCTCTTCCGTTTCCTCCTCCTCTGATTCCTCAGATTCGGTTGACTGTAAAAGAACATCTTCTTGGTCGGTTTCTGCGTCTGCGGTTGTTGTCTCGGGACCAGCTTCCGCTTCAGATTCCTGTGAGGGTTCAGCCTCTTCGACTTTCTCAACGAACGATGCCGTTAATTCTTCCAAAGTGGTAATCCCTTGCGTTGTTGTTTCTGCTCCCGAATCAGCCGGAGCCTCGCTAATTTCTGTATCTGCCATATTTCTGCGTTTAAAGTTCGCACTCTTGCGTTAATCTGCGGACCGATATGGTTCGCCGCTTCCCATTATGGCGGGGGGGCGGATAAAATTTTCAGGGAGTTTTAAATATGTCCCAGTTATCCTTATATTTTTCGTGCTTCGCTTTGGAATCGGGGTTGTGAGGGTATAGACCTATCACTGTGGCTCCGTCCAAGGCCATGCATGGAATGAGATACCATAGGTCGATATCGGCACAGTAAACTGATACCACATCGACTTTCGTGCAATCGACAGGAGTGATATTTCCGGACCCGCTAGTGCAATTGACTTGGTATCGCCCAATGCCTTTATTCTTTTTGCAGATTTTTATCGCACTCGACCCTTTTATCTGAACATTAAATTTTCTCCCGGCAGAATTTACTACAATGCAATCTTGTGGGAGGTAATCGCCGAGGGGAGTAAATACTTCCAAACCGTGCTTAAGGGCTTCGGTAAAAAATACCTGCTCCCATATATACCCCTTACGGCGAGTGTTCTTCGTCATCATCGAGGTCTATCTCGGATTCAAAATCCATGACCTCCTCTTCCATCCACTCTTCTACATCGTTCAAAGCAATTTGTGCCATCTCCTGATCATCGATGTCACTCTCTTCAAGCCAGCGATTCAGTAATGCCCGATGCTCGTTTTTAAACTGCTGGTGGGGTGTCAGTTTCGGCATTTTCTAAACTTTCAATTATTCGAGTTAGGCCAGCAATTTCACCCGATAGACGGGCGAGTTTTTGCGGATTGTCGACATGGGTATAGTCCTGAAAATCAACCAGGCATAAGTCCCGTTGTTCTTTAATAAAATCCTTTATTACGATCCATTCAGTCTGATCGCCAAGTCCGGCAATTGCATCACCCAGTGTCATTTCTTTTTTTTCTTTCTTACGATGGTTTTTACATTTGTAGGTTTACCGCCAACACCCTGAGCCTTGGATCTCTTTCGGCGGACCGCTGATGCTTTTTGTGCCTTGGTCATTGTGGCCGCCTTTGCTTTTGGTACGCATTTAGGGTAACCTTTCCGCTTTGTACTCGCTTTCTTCCGGCCACAGCTTGGATGTCCACCCCCTTTTTTCTTTCGGCCGATGTCCACCCATTCTTCATTAAACCAGTCTTTGAGGCTCATTTATATTTACCGCCTCTTTTCTTGTAAGTTTTAACGAGCCAAGCATTTGCATAAGCTGACGGATAAACATCAAACTTTCGTTTGGCCTCCGACTTTACTCGGCTGTAAAGAGTGCTGTTTGTAGGAGTGGGTCTTTTCTTTTTTGCTACCATTTTACTTTATTAGCCCAGTAGGCCGCTGATGTTTTTCCCTTTGCAATATTCTTACGGTGGCGAGCTTTGAAACTTGCCCGCTTTTTCTTCATTGCCTGACTTTCACCCGCTTTGGGTTTGCCGGCAGTCTTTGCACCCTGTTGCCCAAAGCGGATAGTCTTTATCTTGTCACCTTCTTTTGCGACAACGATGTGAGATTTTGTCGGATGGTTAGGAGTTCTTTTAGGCTTATTAAATCCACTAACTCCAGCCCTTTTTAATCGGCTATCTTTTTTTATCATTTACCCACTTTTTTCATCGCAATCTTATGCGATTCAGTAAAAGTCTTCCCGCCACGCATCAGCTTTTTCATATGCGACATATGTTTTTTTGTGTGATGAACGGAGTGCCTTTTAAGCGTGTCTTCTTGACGCTTGGTAAGTCCCGATTTTCTCTTCATTTCTTTTTTCTTTTAACCATTTTTTTCATTGGTTTCTTTTTAGAAGGTCTTCCAACCTTCGATCCGTATGTTCCTTTCCCATAAGGTGGCATAATGTATTTTCCTTTCAGTTAAGCGGCCATCGATGTACCAGGTACATTGCCGGGAGCAGTACCGAGCTGGCCAATTAAAGCGTTCCTCTGCTGGGTCTGCATCATTTCGAGTTGCCCAGCATATGTTTGAAGTCTTTTGGCGAAGTTCTCATCCTCTTGCATCCTCTGTTGAACATCCTGTGCCGGTATTTCGGGAGTTCCTTGTAAGTACTGCTGAAGCTGTTGAAGTCGAAGCTGAGAATTTACACCCTGTTGCGGTACATTGACCACTTGACCCGAGGCAATCTTGGCAATGTCTGCGGAAGTTTCCTGAATCTCTTTGTCGGTTGCTTCTTCAACTGGGGCGATCAATTGCCCGGCTAAGTTTGGATCGACTGCTTCGAGGTACTTTCTAAGGTAGGCATCCGTTTTAAAAGTACCTTGGCGGTCGTACTGAACCATAATTTTACCCACAGTATCCAATTTCTGAAGAACCTTCTCCTCGTCCTGGTTCATCGAGTTCCATGTAATATTAAAATCATATATCTCGGCCGTTTCATCAAGCATGAGCATTGCACCCTGTTCGTTATTGGTAACACGAAACCATATTTGCGGTCCGCCGTAGGTTCTGTCTAGACACCATACACGATTTAAAATCTGTTTGAATCCATTCAGCCACTGATTGACCAAGTGCTGGCGAATGCTGTTTGCTTCAACTGCATCCTCGGGTGATGTCGCTCGGCCGGTTATCTTGTTGGCGAGTTGGCGGATTTGCATCTCCACTTCCATACTTGCCGGCGAATACCGAGGAATCTCCATAAATCCAACCTCTCCTCTTCGGCGGACCGGCAAGTGCGCACCCGGCCCTAATCTCTCTGGGCGCCTACCGGCCTGGAATTCAACAGGAGGCAAGGTACTCATTGATGCACGGTCTCTTCGGGCATCCATTTCGGTCTTGGCCGCAATCTGATAACTCTTCAGCAGTTCGGGATAACCTCGGGAATCGAGTAAGCGGTGATTAAGGTTCTCCCTAGTTATGCAGACAAATGGATATCTCCCTTCATCGTATTCCATCGGACTGTGAAAACCATGCCCTTCCGCTTCATCAGCCCAACAGGTAATCGTGCAGATGGGTACATCGTCTTCATCTAATTCCTTACGATAAGTTGTGATGACTCGAACCATGCCTTCGTAATTCTGTGTGCCGTAAAAGTTGCCGGAGTCGTAAGACATGAGGTCGGTCGAATAACTTTCATCCGAATAAAAGCCTTTCGAGTTTTCGAGGACTTCTTCGATCCACTTCTTATCCCATCCCTCGTTGACTTTTTGCATGAGAGCTTCGGGAGAATAATAGTGGATGCAGTGAATGCTCCTGGCAGATTCTAAATCGATCACATTCGAATCGATGATTATTTCTCTGCCCAGCTCGTATGCTTTTACTGCCGGACGATTGACTACCGCTTTTTCAGTCGGGATTTTTGCCTGACCGGTTTTGCGAAGCTCATTAATCATCTTCCTGACTCTTCGCTTTTTCAGATTGGGGAATAGCGGAAATAACATCTCCTCGACTCCCTCTTTCATTTCAGGATCTTGGATCGCCATTGCCAACTCGGGACTCATTTGGGCAATCTCTTCGAGGCTAATATCCTTAAATACTCTTGTGGTTTCACGCTTCCAGTAAGTGCCGAAAAAAGTGATACCGTTTTGTAATAAATAGTTCGCTCCAATGGCGGCCTCCCTCGGGAGTTCCGTCATTGAGTTCATCCGCCACTTTAAAAACTCGCTCACCATCTTCGCACTGCCAATGTCGGAACTCTCCACGGGAGCGGCTACGAGGTTGGCCTGACTGAGCGATTGAGAAAGGAGGGCTACATCTCCATCGATTAGCGGATTAATAAGATTCGCTTCGAGATCGGAGGCCCCGTCCCAAGGAAATGCTTCCGGTCCGTTCTTCTTGCCTGACTCATCCTTGCCAGCCCATTCGTTAAATCGACATTCTCTGCCTTGCTCGGCCTTATCCATCCAAAAGGAGAGATCCGCTTTCGCTGAATCAAACTCCTTCTTTATGGCATCTACATCCGGTCCCTTTTCGCTAAATTCCTGAATTTCCATTTTTAACCCCACATTCTAACATTATTAATTTAAGTTTTTTCAGAGCCTCTTTTTCGACTCTGTGGACTGCAACGAGTGGCACTCCGATAAATTCGCTAATTTCCTTGAGAGTGTGCGTTTTCGGGTCTCTTCCCGTATCCATTGCCGCCAGTCCCTCTTCGACCACCATCTCTCTGAGCATGGCATCGATCCTCTTTTCCTGTTCGTCATATGATTCGGTACAGATCATCATCGACCTTTTTTACTCGGACCATGCTTTTGGGCGGATGATTTGCTTCCGGCCTTTTCACGCACCTCGCAACTCCTTCCCGATCCGTAAATTCAATGAGCATGAGCCGAGGGTTCGGGACGAGTTTTAAGACTCTCGCATTTTCGATCATCTCCTCGGGAACCGGTAAAGCCACTTCCCCATCCGAATCCTCAACCCATATCCCCCGACAAGTTGAACGAGGGATGCCTAATTGCTTGCTGATCTTCGGCCAACTCATTCCAGTCTTCCGCAAAATTACCACCTGGTCTCTTTGCATCTTTGTCCACTTCTTAACTTTTCCCATAATTAATACCCTCCTCCACCAGTTGATACCATTTCCTCCTCACTGAAATATTCGAAATTACCGATGCAAAAATAACGGCAATTATCAACCAGGTCTTTGCTGGGGCATTTTAATCCAGCGCTTGGTTGGTAAGCCTGAAGGCAACTTATGAGATTTTGGCATTCATCGCTAAACATCAATTTAGGCTTATTATCCCAATCCATCTCTTTTTCCCTATCCCATGCTAATAAATTGTTTATTGCCTGAAGACCGGTCTCGATATCGAGTGCTTCCGCTGGCTGAACGATAATATCTTCGTCCGCCAAATCGTCTATGATGTTAGAACTGCCTTCCGCTTTCTGATAGCTCGCCGCTCCTAAACGGGGGTCGATTATGCGGATGACCTCCTTATCGCCACATATCTTCTCCATTCTCTTAATCTCATCGGCATAATCCTTGAGGCCGTACCCGTTCGGTTGGGCCGCCTCGCCGGCAGATAGCTTGTCCTTTGTCAGATCAATCCATCCTCCCCAAGTGTCGAAGTCAGGGAACTCCTTAACTGCCCAGGCTACCCCATGAGGATCGATTGCAAATAATACCATCGTCCAAGGTTTCGCTCCCGCCGGATCGATGGAAAGAACCCAGTTTGCTTCCGAGAAATCGGGGAGATTTTCGGGGGATACGAAGTTCTTGTCCGTAAGATTTGGAAAAATGGCCCTAGACTGCCTCACAGGGACTCCATAGGCCCGACAAAGGATAGTCTCCCGCTTCTCTCCCTCTAATTGATTCTTCATCGCCGCCCAGCCGCCAAAGGGATTCGCCGCTGTATGAAAATAAACCACTGAACTGGCTTTGCGGATGGGCTGTTGAACGAGGGGGACCTCTTCGCCGTCTAGGAGGTCCGCCTTCGTTGATTCTATGGTGCGGGCTCCCGTGAGCATCGATTTGACTACGCTGTTCCATCCGTCAACGGCGGTGAAGGAAATTATGCCGGTTGCTGGGCGAACAATTCCATCATAATTGCTTGCGTGGGAACGCGTTACGGTGCGGTAGCGAAGTGTATTTACCCAACTCATTGGACACAATTCGTCCGCCCAAAATCCGATGTTATGTGTTTGATTAACAGGCACTTGCGGAGATCCGATCTCTCCTCCTTCGATGGTACTGATGTCCTGTGACCAATTACGAAAAATGCATTCTGATCGATTGGGTAAAGTGAACTTCCCGGAAGTGAATCCGTTGCGCAAACTGTAGACCAAGTATCCGACCTTACCTCTACCTAATCCTTTTAATTCTTTTGGAATATACTTAAATATTAGTTTCTGCTGAAATTGTATGCTGTTGGCCGATGTTTCTGTAAGACACCAAATGATCGTGCCGGGGTTTTCAACGAGGGACTGAACTACCCGCTTGGCCGCCCATTCCGATTTTCCAGCTCGGTTACCGCCCATAACGAGGATCTCGGAGTGAGTCTTTAGCTGATCGTCTGCCCGCTTCCAGGTATCCAGTTCAAACCCGTGCCTATAAGGATCATCCTTTTCGAGTTTGATTGCTTCCTCCCTTTTCTCCCAGTATGCGAGGATTGACTCGGGGCTCATGGACAGCATCTCACCGGTGGTTAGGGCGGGTAAGGCTGGGTGCGGTGTCCAGGATAATGCCATTGGTTCGAGTGTACCATTTTCCGAAGGTATCTACCCAAAATTAGTGAAATTTTGTTCGGACATACTGATTGTCAGGCACTTACGAGGGGTGGTTTATCGATATCGATTAATCGTACCTTGCTATTCGTGTTCGGGGTAAAAAAGCTTCGGAGGCGGGCAATTGGTGGAAATTTTTTTATGGGCTCTAATCGGTTTCGTGACCGGCTGGCCGCAAAATCCGACCCCCCTCCCCCCCTCCTTTGTGGTAAAAATCACATACGATTTACATAAGTCGTTGATAATGCTCAAAAAGTGGTTCGTATAATAATGATTATGTCTAATTGTTCTTGCCAAAATACTTATTGATATTACTTTCTCAACTTATCTCACCGATAGATTTTATGCCTACAAAAAGACCAAGAGTATATCAGAAAGCAGAGAACCTTCCGGCGAATCTGAAGACCGAGGAAGCTTGTCCGAACATCTTCACAGGTCAGAAGTTCTTCGATAAGAGACCGGAAGATTATGCCCAGGTAGTTAAGATGCTAGCAGAAGGATCAACGATCAAACAGATATGCAAGACTTGTAAGGTTTCACCGCATACCATTGCTATCGTTAAATCCCGTGAGGGCGATACGCTAAAGGAATCTAAGAAGCATCTCCGAGCCTTAATTGGAACTGCTACCCATCTTGCGGTAGAAAAGCTTATAACGAAGCTTAATGACGATGAAATCCCCTCAGGAGTCCTACCAATCGCTACCGGCATCCTAATCGACAAACACAGGCAATATGAAGGTGAACCAACTCAGACTATTGAAGTGAAGAAATCTTTGAGCCTCGATGAGATCCGAGCAGAGTTGGCCAATCTGAAAGATGAAAAAGTGGTTGAGGCTGAGATTACTGATATATGAAAAAGATAATTCATATTAACCAGCATAAAATCCGCTCTAATCAAAAGACTGGCGAACGGGAGCCTGTTATCACTTGCAAGACTTATAAGGATAATACCTATGCCCACTCGGTTAGCGTGATGGATAAAGAAGGGACTGAGGCTTGCAAGATTGTCTATTCGCCTGACAAACCTTTGTCCTGTGGAGCTAGAGTTTGGATCGAAACGACCAACGAGATAAAAATTCTTTAATTTTTTTCGTTTCCTAGCTCTTTAATTATTAGCCACTTACAACATTATTAAAAATAAATGTAAAATATATCTTGCTTTTCTGTACAGATAAGCTAGATTAAGGGTATGAATAAGAGCACACACTACGATTTCAACCTGACCGGCAAGAATAGCCACCTTAGTCCTGTACGATTGAGTAAAGTTTTTAACCCTCGATCTAATGAGTGGTCCTTTTATAGCGAGCCTGTAGCACCTACTATGAATTATGAATTAAAGTGGGAGAGGGACTATAAAGATGAAATATCTTTTTCTAGAGCAGTAAAAAACTACACCAAAAATCATCAGTTTGTGAGATCATGGACTGAGGAATCAGTTTAAAAATAAATAAGGAGGAATTAAAATGAATGAAGACGAAATAATTAAATTTGTACAAGAAAATGCAACCTACACGGGATACGAGGGTGAACCTTATGCAGTTACATATGCTCTCGAAACCTTTTGGGGTGAGTCTCCAAGAGACTTGGTAAACCAGATAATCCAACATGAGGAGTTTGGATTGAGACGGCCAACCACATGAACTTCAACCACTCATTCGTTCCGCTTAAGCTCGCTGAAGCTCAGTCCTTTGTGGCCGAGCATCATCGGCACTCCAAACCTTTAAAGCGACATCGGTTCAGCATCGGAGTAAAAACCGAATTAGGTATCAAAGGTATAGCCACAGTCGATAACTGCTCCAGTTCTTGGGCTAACCGGCATGACCACATGGAGATCCGAAGAGTCTGCACCGATGGAACTAAGAACCTGGCATCGAGAGAACTAGGTGCTGTATTGGTGAATTGGCAACCAATCATTGTGAATTGGAAACCATCCGATTTGACTCCAATTAAATACGATAACTAAGAAAGGAAACTAAGAAAATGAAATTAACTAAAAAAGAAACCGAATTTGTAGTAGATGGATTAGTATATTTGCTAAGACACGCAGAGAGAGAACTCGTTAAATTTGAAAAATTTCCAACCAAAAGTGTTCGAGATCATGCTTGCAATAACCAAGTGCGGAAAATCAAAAATCTAGAAACACTTAAAACTAAATTTAATAAAAATTTAACTAAGAAAGGAAACTAAGAAAATGAACAAACATAAATTATTCATCTTCCACAAACCGAGTGCAAACGGAGTGGTTGTTGATATTAACGAACTAATCGAAGAAGGTCTTATTGACTCGCTTTCCGATTTTACTAATCACGGAGTCTGTGATCTAATTACTCACCCTGCGGTTAAAGAAGTCATCCAAGATCATTGGAACGGAATTGAAGATGTTACAGAGTATGATGTGACATGGTATCAAACGAACTAAGAAAGGAAACTAAGAAAATGAAACTATCATCATATCACGCATATCACAGGGACAGATTAAGCACTCAGGACAAGCGACATTTCGATTCTGCCCTCGCTGAGAAAGAGGAGATTGAAAGAAAGCAATGGCAACTACTTCACAGAAAAAATGCATTGCAAGCAGAGATTCAAAAGCTTATCCAACTCGCTGATTTGAATGATCAGGAAAACCAATAATGCAATTCAGAAAACTTAAACGATTAGCTTCAGAGTTAAATGTTGGAGTTGAACAACCTGTCTTCTCTTTTGGAGAATGGGAACTCCCCTTCTATGCCTTGGAAGGTTTCTCTTTTAACGGACAGTTTACTTGCTCCTCATTTTTCGTTGACGATTTAGATGCTGAGTTTACAAAAGGCCAAATAATCGAAATGGCATGGGAGCATATTAAGCATGAGGCTGAAGAAATTAATAACGAGATTTATGAGGAGTAATAATGACCGATAAAAAACATTGGGGTGGAAAACGCCCAAACCAAACAGGCCGACCTCCGAACCGCAAAGGAGTCAAACGAGTCCAATTTCATTGCTTGATCGATCCAGCTACCAGGGATCAGATTAAGCATCTCTCCGAGCAGAAGAAATTATCTGCCGGACAAATCATTGACGAGTGGGCTGAAGGTAGTAAGGTATGAGCATGGAAGATTTCCCTTGGACCGATCAAAAGACAATGGCTAAAGAATATGCCGAGTGCCACAATTTGGATTTAGCTGAGACCGAAAAGAAATTTGAAGAGGCTCATCAGAAAATCAGATATGAAATGGATATCAGATCACATCCGCATTATGGTTTAACTGATTTTGATCCTGAGCAACCCGACATAGTTTTATCAGAATAGCCTCTTAAAGCCCCGTAGAGGACGCTCAGAGCGTCTTTTATCGCCTGACCTATATAATCTAGTACGCTGGGTATAAGACCGCCAATCCCGCCATTCTTTGGAATGCCCGATTTGCTGTGATTGCTGATAGTATATTCTTATCGGATATCTGATGATTATATTTATACCTCTTTGCCGGTATAATATTTTGAACGAGTGATTGGTTAAGCTGAGTGATATCGGTTCCACCGGTTAATCGGTTAGGCTGATGATTCATTTTATTCTCCCAATCGAGTGAGCTTGTAGGCTGGCAATGTAGTGGGAGGTGTGCCGGCTTCAGCGGATGGGCTTTGCCTGTGTGGCCTGTCAAGGGCCACAGGCTAAGCGCAAGCGTCCCACTACTAACAGCCTTTCCACTTACCGAGAGTAGTGTGTGTTTTATATTATAAGGGCACACACTACCACTCTTCTGACTATTTAATTGCACTATTCTGCTTTTAGCTTCAGCTTCAGAGAATAGGTATTTGAATTGTTTGGACCATTCTTTTCGATCTCAATTTGGTCTTTCGTCATCTTCAAAATCTTATCAAATCTTTCCCTGGTGACTTCGTTATTGGTTTGCTTTTGGAGTAATTCAATTGCTTTGTTTTTTCCGGCAATCGGTTTATCTTTTAACAGCTCGAGGAACTTATCGCATAAAGCCTCATTAATCTTTTTTTGGATTGAGGATGTTTGACCTGGCTTTCTGAATTTTGCCTCAAGGTCGGGTTTATGCTCGAAAAGGGGGAAGGTTTCAGCGGAAAATTCGAGGACTTTTGGAGGTGAGAATGGACAGTTTCGGGAGGTTGTTTCGAGGACTAGGTGTTCCTCCTCCTCGTGTGAGGTTAGGGTAAGGATAGCATCGGGATCACGGGCAAAGACACCTGAGCCACTTGCTCGGTCGATATGATCAGTTTCTGACTTGTTCCCTTTGGAGAAGTGGTGGGCAAATACTATGGCGGCACCGGTTTCCTCGGAGAAATCTTCGATTAAGTTTACGATTTCGCCTACTGCCTTGGCATCGTTTTCATCTATACCAGTTGCCAGCTTATAGTATGGATCGAGGATAATTAATTCGTAGTTCCTCTTTTCAACTCGGATCTTCGTCAAGAGATCCAACAATTCTGCCCGGTGCCCTCGTAGTGGCCAATAGTCTAAACGGGGATTCAGAGGTATTTCACCCTTAAAGGTAGCCTTAGCCACTCGTTTAAGTCTGTCCGTACCAAAGAACTTCTTTAGCTCGAAGTCCAGGTAAAGCACTGTACTCTGCTTAACCGGCATCCCCAGCCACGGCATCCCATTGGATGCGGCGATGGCCAAGTTAAT